TAAGGTTGTGGTTGATGGTAAGAAACTACGCACAGGTCACACCAAGTCATGCGGATGCTATCGGACTGAGGTGTCGTGTCCAGCGCAGGGTAAAGCAAATACAAAGCATGGGCAATCTTACACAAAAGGTTATCGTAGGTTTCACTCAAGACTGCGTGAGATTGCCGAGATTCGTCAGCGACCAAAGTGGGCAGACATGGCAAAGATTCGTGAGATATATGTCAACCGCCCAGAGGATTGTCATGTAGACCATATTGTTCCTTTGCGGGGGAAGAATGTTTGTGGGCTTCATGTTGAATACAATTTGCAATATCTTCCAATTAAGGAAAATATGAAAAAGCACAACACTTACAAAGGAGTAGATTCATGGCATTCCTCTTAAACGGCAACCCTGTAAACATTGATTCCGAAATAACCATAAATTCGATTCGTTACCCACACCTGCGTGACCCTGCCCTGCGTGAGCAACTAGGTATCGTAGAGGTAGCAGACCCAGAGCAGTATGACCAGCGGTTTTACTGGGGCGTAGGCAATCCCAAACTTCTAGATGACCGTGAAGAAGTAGACGAAGACGGAAACCCCATGTATGTCAAAGTCTTGGGTGAGGTCAACGGACAACCTGCGATGGTTGACTCCACAGAGCGTCTAGTTACCAAGGGTCTTAAGAGCCAATGGACTGCACAGGTTAAGACCACGGCAGGTTCTATGCTTGCCCAGACCGATTGGATGGTAGTCCGCAAGGCAGAGCGCAATGTAGACATACCCGCAACGGTGGTCGCAAAGCGTGCGGCGATTGTGGCTGAGTGCGACAGGCTAGAGGCTGCGATTGCGGCTTGCACGACCGTCGAGGCTTTGATTGCGGTAGTTGGCAACCAAGGATGGCCTGCATAATGGCTACAATCGTAGAGGTCAAAGGCCAACTTGACACCCACGAAGCTGTCTGTGCTGAACGCTATCTTGGGATAAACGCTAGACTAAAGCGCCTGGAGCAAATCCTGATTGGCTCTGCTGGTTGCATAATCGTCCTACTGCTAAGCCTAGTCGTTAAATGACCACCATCGCTGCCAGAGCGTCTACGGGAGAAATTGCCGCAGATTCGATGGTCAGCGGCGATGACTCCTTCTACCTCGTAGAGAAGCTCCGTAAAGGACAAGAGAGTATCTACGGGGGTTGCGGAGATTGGGATAAACTATTAAAGTTCTACAATTCGTTGGAGTCTGGTGCAGACCTAGACTCAGATACGGATGTGACCGTTCTCGAACTCAGAAGTGATGGCATTTGGATTTACGAGAGTACCATCATTCCTGCGAAGATAAAGAACGACTTTTGGGCAATTGGAACTGGGGCAAACTTTGCTATCGCTGCCATGCACTTAGGCTTGAATCCGGCAGAAGCAGTAAAGCTGGCGTGTCTGTACGACACATCCTCCCACGAGCCAATTGACGTAATGTCTCTAAGCGGGAGGAAGCGTGGTAGCACTAAAAAAGGTATCGGACGAGGAACTAATAGCGGCGTTTAAGACCTACGGCAGTCCACAGAAGGTCTCTCAGGTTCTAGGCATAGACGTAGGTACGGTTTACCGAAGGCGGTCGGCACTAAAAGACGTATCCCTACCATCCTTTGCCGCAAGACAGCACAGCATCGCCAACACATACATCCCAGATAACCGCAGGGTTATCTCCCACACCGTAGACAACGGTCACGTCTTTATAGCCTCCGACTGCCACTACTGGCCTGGCGAGGAAACCGTAGCGCACAAGGCGTTTGTTTCCCTGCTGACCGAATTTAAGCCCAAGACCATCATCCTAAACGGGGATGTGTTTGACGGGGCTAGAATCAGCCGCCACGCCGCCCTCATGGGGACTAACCCCCCTACCCCAAAGCAAGAGATAGAAGCCTGCCAAGACCGTCTAAACGAGATTGCAAACGCTTCTAAGAACGCTACTAAGTTTTGGACTTACGGGAACCACGATACACGCCTCTTTAACTACATCGCTACCCATGCGGATGCTTTAGTAGAGTTCTCGGACTTGTTTGCGTACTTCCCAGGCTGGCATACGGGATGGCGGGTGGACATAAACAACTCGGTGATAGTCAAGCATCGGTGGCACAACGGGCAACACGCGACATATAACAACGCCTTGAAGTCTGGCAGAAGTATCGTCACAGGACACCTGCATAAACTGATGGTGACCCCGTGGACGGACTACAATGGGCGCAGATACGGTGTAGACACAGGAACGCTTGCGGAGCCAGGTGGCGACCAATTTGTGTATGTAGAAGAAAACCCTGTGAACTGGTGTTCGGGGTTCTGCGTTCTGACATTTAAGAATGGTATGTTATTACCACCAGAGTTATGCGAAGTAATAAACGGCGTGGCTTACTTTCGAGGAGAGAAAGTGGGATAAATGAGTGATTTAGTAGCCTCGGCAAAAAGTGCCGCGCAGGGAATAAAGAGCGCGATAGCCGCAGGGAAAGAGATTGAAGCAGTAGTTACTGACATACAAAAACTTGGGGTCGCAGAACTCCAAGCCAAGCAACAGTTCCAAAAGAAACAACGCGTAGTTAAGGGCGATACCACCATCCTCACGGCTTTCGCGGAGTGGCGCAGATTGAAAGAAATCAAGGAAGCCGAGGACGACTTATTCCAGCAGCTTGTCGAGCGTTACGGCAAGGAAAAGGCTGAACATGAGTGGAAGGACATCCAAGCCATCAAAGAGCGCCAGATGAAGGAAGTCAAGGACGGGCGTGACGAGATGGGGCGTGACCTAAAGAAACTCCGTGAACTCAAGGTTATGTGCTTCGTAGCCTCGCTAATCATAGTCACCACTTACTACATCTTCAAAGGACACCTGTAATGCTATCCCTAATATCCTCCGCTGTCGGATTCCTAGCCTCTGGCCTACCGCAAATCCTAAACTTCTTCCAAGACAAGGCTGATAAGGCCCAAGAGTTGAAGTTAGCCCAGATGCAGACCGAGCGCGAGTTAGCCCTTGCAGAACGCGGTTTCCTTGCCCAGCAGAAGGTCGAGGAGATTCGGACAGACCAGATTGCGCTTCAGACCGACGCAGACCGCCAGAGCGCGGCTTTAGACCACGACAAGGCTATCATGGCTCGGGCTTCCAACTGGGTCGTGAACCTGAACGGTATCGTGCGTCCTCTTGTTACATTCCTTTTTATAGTTGAGTTAATTGCCATAAACCTTGCGTTGACCTATTGGTTCATGGCCTCTGGTTCTGTAAACTCAGTTGAGGATATGATTAAAGCCTCGGACATAATTTTTAGCGAAGATGAAATGGCTCTACTTTCTGGAATTTGTGCATTTTGGTTTGGAAGTAGACAATGGGGTAAAAAGTGATTGGTTTATACGCCATCGTTAATACCGTCAACAACAAATCCTATGTTGGAAGTTCTAATAACATAGGAAGAAGAATTAAAGAACACAAAAACGAGTTGCGTAGAAACGAACACTTTTGTAAGCATCTTCAAAATTCGTGGAATAAACATGGCGAGTCGTTGTTTCAATTTAAGACAATTGGTGTCTGCGAAACTTTAGAAAATGCGCGTGAACTAGAAGAAGCATTTTTAGAGTGTTTTATTGAAAAACTTTATAACTCTAAAACAAAAGCAATAGGATTTAAGTCAGAAGAACATCCGGCTAAAAAACCTAACTGGCACATGAAAACTGTTCGCCAACGCCTAACGGATGATGAAAGAAAGCAAAAGTATGGCGGGGCTAGAGGGGTTAAGAGAGATTCAGAAGCATACATTGAGGGCGCAAAAAAACGACTTGCAAACCCTGAGTATGTTAAAAAACTTAGCGAATCATGTAAGGGCAAAAGAGATTTGGTAACTTGTCCGAACTGCGGGCTAGTTGGTGGTGGTGGCAATATGCGTCGATACCATTTTGACAATTGCAGGGGTAAGAAGTGAAAGTAAGCAAGGAAGCGATTGAGGGCATCAAGAAAGACGAAGGGGTAAGGACAAAACCTTACCGTTGCCCCGCCTTGCTTTGGACTGTCGGTGTAGGGCACGTCATAGACCCCAACCACATAAGGGTGAAGTTCGATGAACGCAAAAATATACCCCTTCCCCCAGAGTGGGACAGAGTTCTTAGCATGGCAGAAGTCGATGCTATCTTGGCTAACGACTTGGCTACGTTTGAACGAGGAGTTCTGCGCCTCTGTCCAGGTGGACTTACTCAAGGCCGCTTTGACGCTCTGGTTTCCTTCTCCTTCAACGTCGGGCTTGGCAACCTCCAAAGGTCAACCATCCGCATGAAGCACAACCGTGGCGACTTCGAGGGCGCTGCGGAAGGGTTTATGGCGTGGACTAAGGCTGGTGGTAAGGAACTGCCTGGTCTAGTTAAACGCCGGAAGCACGAACGCGCTCTCTATGAATCTGAGTAATTCTCTCTTTTAGTTCCTCGGCTATTGTCAAATTGTGCTTGGCCT